GGCGACCCGCTGGTGTTGGACAACGATGCCAAGTGGACGCCGACTGCACAAACCGGGGTGGATGCGCAGCACGTCGAAACCCGCCGGCTGCAGATCGAGGAGATCTGCCGCGGCTACGCGGTCTTCCCGATCATGGTAGGTCACAGCGACAAGTCGGCGACGTTCGCCAGCTCGGAAGCTTTCTTTGCTGCGCACGTGAAACATACGCTGGCGCCCTGGCACACCGCCTGGACGCAGCGCACCGACGAGATGCTGCTCGACGGCGATGGCCCACTCTTCGCCGAGTTCGACACCAGGTATTTGACCGAAGGGCCGATGGCTGCTCGAGCGCAATGGGCGCGCACCATGATCGAGCTGGGTGTCTACACACGCAATGAAATTCGAGAACGAGAAGGCATGGACCCGCTTCCAGGTCTCGACGAACCGCTGACGCCGATGAATATGTCGAGCGGTGGCAAACAAGGAATCGACGATGAAGAAACCACCATTGCGCCCGCTGGCTCGTAGCTTGCAGGCCGCGCTGCCGCGCGCGCCGGAGCGGCCAGCGCCGACGCTCCCTTCACAACCAACGGCGCCGGTCCTGGAGCATAAGCACGGCGCCGGCGGCCGCGAGTTGCGCAGCTATGTGCTGCAGCTGAAAGCCGTCGGTGACGATGGCACGATCGAGGGCTATGGCTCGGTGTTCGGCGTGCGCGACGCCTATGACGATGTGATCGCCCCCGGCGCATACGCGGAATCGCTGAAGGGTCACAAGGCTGCCGGCACCATGCCGGCGATGCTGTGGCAGCACGATGCGTCGGTGCCGATCGGCGTCTGGCTCGAAATGGTCGAAGACGCCAAGGGGCTGCGCATCAAGGGCCGCCTGGCGCTCGAAACCGCCAAGGGCGCCGAAGCGTACGCGCTCCTGAAGATGGGAGCGCTCAACGGCCTGTCGATCGGCTTCGTGTCGAAACAGTGGGCGTACGACCGGGATACCGATGTGCGCACGCTCACCGAGGTCGAGCTGTGGGAAGTGTCGCTGGTTACCTTTCCGGCCAACGAAGCGGCGCGCATCACCGGCGTCAAGGCGGCCGAAGTCGCAAGCATTAAAACCATTCGTCAAGCTGAGCAGACCCTGCGGGATGCAGGCTTCTCAGCCGACGCGGCCAAGGCGCTGATCGCCGAGGTCAAACGCATCGCCCTGGATGAGCGGGACGCTCATGAGGCTACTGCGGCGCTGAAGGCAGCTGACCGGCTGCTCCAATCCCTCACTTCCTGAAAGAACCCATGAACAAAACCCGCAACGTGGCCACGCTGATGGCCGTCACGATGGCAGCCCACTTCGCTGCGTTCCAGGCCAAGGCCGACTCGCTCGTCTACGAGAAGCGCGACGAGCCAACCCTGCGCTCGGTCGCCGAAGCGATCGACAAGATCAATACGGCCTTCACCGAGTACAAGCAGACCAACGACCAGCGCATCGAAGCCATCAAGGCCGGCAAGCCGACCGCCGACCTGGACGCCAAGCTGGCGCGCATGGACGAGGCCATTTCGTCGATGTCGGAACAGAAAAGCCGCCTCGAGCAGGTGGAAACCAAGCTGGCTCGCCCGGGCGCCTTCAACGGCGGCAACCGTGATCAGCGCGAGAGCCAGGAAGAAGTCGACTACAAGAACGCGCTTTTCGACTGGATGCGCGCGCCCAAGGACTTCGACCGCGAGCAGCGCATGCACCAGGCCTTCAAGGCGCTGGAATCGAAAGGCGGTGCCGATGGCCGCGAGAAGCGCGCAACCCAGACCTCGGTCGGTAATAACGCCGCCGGCGGCTATGCGTTGCCGGAGGTGATCGAGCAGACCATCGCGCGTCTGTCGGCCGACATTTCGCCGATCCGCCAGATTGCCACCGTTCGTCCGGTCGGCAGTACCGACTACAAGGAGCTGTTCGATATCGGCGGTGCCGGTTTCGAATGGGTCGGCGAGACTGACACCCGCAACCAGACCAACACTCCGAACCTGGTGGAAGTGGCGCCGACCTTCGGTATGGCATCGGCCAAGCCGCAGGCCTCCGAGGAATCGCTGGATGACCTGTTCTTCAACGTCGAAGACTGGCTGACCAGCTCGGCGTCGGAATCGATGGCGGTCGGCGAAGGCGCAGCGTTCATCACTGGCGACGGCGTCAAGAAGCCAACCGGCATTCTGGGCGGCCCAGCGCCAGTGGCGACGGGCGACGCGTCGCGCGCATTCGGCACCCTGCAGTACTTCGCCTCCGGCCAGGCCGCAGCGATGCCGACCAATCCGGAAATCTTCCTCGACATGGTCTACGCGCTGCGTGCGCGCTACCGCAACAACGCCCAATGGCTGAGCAGCAAGCTGATCCTGGCCGCGCTGCGCAAGTACAAGGATGGCGACGGCCGCTACCTGTGGCAGCCGGCGCTGACCGCCGGCCAGCCGGCAACGTTCCTGGGCTACGGCATTACCGAAGCGGAGGACATGCCGCAGCTGGCGGCCAATGCGTTCCCACTGGCGTTCGGCGACTTCAAGGAAGGCTACCTGATCTGCGACCGCGTGGGCATGCGCATCACCCGCGACGAGATCACCACGCCGGGCTTCGTGAAGTTCTACGTGCGCAAGCGCGTCGGCGGCAAGCTGCGCAACACCCAGGCGATCAAGCTGCTGAAGATCGCAGCTGCGTAATCCACCCACCACCCACAGGAAGCCCCGTTCGCGGGGCTTCCTGCTTTGGAGAGCACATGAAACTCACCGTCATCAAAGACTTCAGCTGGGCGCACCGCGGCGTGGAGATCGAGCAGTTCGAGAAGGGCGCCGTCATCGAAACCGAGGACGCGGACCTGATCAAGGTCGCAACCGACGAAGGCTGGGTCAAGAAGGCCGGCAAAGCCGACGCTGGCACGCCAGCGGAATGATCGGCCCGGCCACCACCGCGCTGCTCGCTGAGTTGCGCGAGTGGGCGGCCGACCCGGGAGCCTGGTGCTACCCAGTCGAAACCACACGCGGCCGCGCCGTCCTCTTTCCGGAAGACGTCGACGGCCGCACCGATGAACAGCTGGTCGCGGTGATCTGCGAGCGGCTGAACGAAAACCGAACACGAGGCCAGCATGTCCGCCCAGACTGACAATTTCGAAAACAAGTACATCGACTGGCTGCTCCGCGCGCAGGCCCTGGGACTGGCCGGTGCGACCGCCGGCGCCGCCAGCGGGCCGGCCACGGTCTACATCAGCCTGAAGCTGGCGGCCGATACGGATGCGGCGCAGGGCGCTGAGGTTTCCGGCGGTGCCTACGCGCGCGTGGCGGTGCCTTCGTCCCTGGCGAACTGGGCCGGAACGCAGGGCGCCGGCACGACTGCGGTATCAAGCGGCACCAGCGGCACGACCTCGAACAACACGGCCATCACCTTCCCCACGCCCACCGCGGCCTGGGGCCAGGTGGTCGGCTTCGGCGTGCACGATTCGGCCACCGGTGGGATCGAGCTGTTCTACGCGCCGCTCGCCGCGCCGAAGACCATCAACAACGGCGACCCAGCGCCGGCCTTCGCGCCTGGCTCGCTGACCATCCAGGTCGACAACTGATCATGGGTATCCGCGAGCGCATCATTGCGCACCCCGATCTGGCCAGCGCACGCGCCGCACGGGACATCGATGCGCTGGCCGCCGCCCTGAACGCCGAGGGTTTGCTTGACCGCCAGCCACACTTCGTGACGGCGCGCGCGATCATCACCCTCCACAAGACCGAGGGACGGAACATCATGGCGCGCCTGCGGGCGCTGAAGGACGAGGACATCGGCGTCGAGTTTGCCGTGCTGTTCCTGAGTCAGGAAGCAGGCCTCGACATCGGCCACCCGGACATGTGGGCAAACATCGATGACCTGGTCGCGCTGTGGCGCGCCTCGGATGGCGCGAAAGGCCTGAGCGAAGCGCACGGCGCAATGCTCAAGTCGCTGGCGTTGCAGCCAGTGCTGGTCACCCGGGAGCAGGTCCGGCTCGCCATGTTCAACGACGATGGAACGGAGAAGCAGTAATGGCGACAAAAGTAGCGCTGGAGCTTATCGCAGCGGGCACCTCTGTGCCGGCCGCAACGCCGAAGGCGAACGCCGTACCCGGTACGCCGCGCGGCGTGACCACCGGGTACGGCGGGATGCTCGACTGGCGCATCACCAACGTCGGCGCGCTCGGCGCGCCGTGCGTCATCATGTTCCAGACCTCGCCTGACGGGATCAACTGGTTCGATCTCGAAGCCGCTTATAGCGCTGATCTGCTGGCCAACACCGTGACGCAGGGTCCGTCGATCCCACTGCGTATGGGCGCGATGAACGTGCGCGCCATCGCCTACGGCAACACGAACAGCCAGTGCCTCGTCGAAGCGTGGCTTGAGCATGTGACGGGTCTTTAAATGCCGGGCGCGCGCAGACAGCCGGCAACGCGGCGGCCGATCCGCCGCGACCTGGCCGGGCGTGGCGTTGGGGGGATCTTCAACAACGGCCGCACCGACATCTTCGGCAGCGGCGCAGCGGTGAACCTGTTCAACAACCCGTTGCCGGTCATCTCGCCAAAGCACGGCCCGGCGCGCAAGTTCGTGGCCAGCAGCAGCCAGTACGCTCGGATCACGCCGCGCGCCGGCACGGTCAACCTGGCCGGCGACTTCGCTGTAGTGGTGGCTTTCACGGCCGACACCATCACGAACTCGCGCATCATCCACTTCAGCGATCCGGCCAATTCGCTGAATCTGCAGGTGCTGTTCCTGTCGAACCGCCTGTCGCTGGCCGTGGGCACCGGCTCCAGTGAATACGCAAAAGCGCACTCGATCGTCAACCTCGATTCGGGCACGCCATATGTCATGGTCGCCGGCCGAAGCGCTGCCGATGGCTACTTCATGTACCTGGACGGCGCAGCGCAGAACGTCGGCGGCACGGGCGGCATCGCCAACAACGTCGCGTCGACCGACATCCAGATCGCTCGGCGAGGCGATGCGGCCAGCTATTTCAACGGCCAGGTCGCACTGTTTGCCTACATCAACGGGCCGGTCGACGCGCGCGCGCTGTCGTTGAACCCGTGGCAGATTTTCGAGGATGAGGGTGACGAGGACCTGTTCGCCGCCAGCGCACGGCCACCGGCCGACACCGCACTTGCGGGCGTTATTGCTTCGCAGGTGGCCGCTTCAGGTTCGCTAACTACGGCGATTCGCTTGGCCGGCGCCACCGCGGCGCGGCGCGCGAACGCTGGCGCGCTTTCGACAGTGATCTCGTTTACCGGCGTTGCTACGGTCCGCGCTTCCGCTGCCGGCACGCTGGCCGGCGCCGCTCCGGCGCTGGCGGCGGCCGCAGTCAGCAGCACCAGCCTGGCCGGCGCGCTCTCGACTTCCATCCTGCTGGCCGGCGCCGCCACCGCTCGCGTCGCTGCCACTGCGGCGCTGGCAGATAACGGCGCGGCGCTGAGCGCGGCGGCCGTGATGCGCGCTGCTGCAAGCGGTGAGTTATCCACAGCGATCCCGCTGTCGGGCGCCGCGTCGTGCACAGTCATGGCGATGGGCCACATCGCCGGCGCCGGCGTCACATTGGCCGGCGCGGCAGCAGCAGGCGCCACCACGATCGGTTCGCTGTCGACATCGATCAGCCTGGCCGGCACCAGCGCGGCTAGATCGAGCACAGCCGGCGCGCTGCTGACAGCGCTCGTGCTGGCTGGTCAGGTGCGCGCGTCCGTCGCAGGCGCCGGCGACCTGAGCGTCGGCACCAAATTCGCGCGCGCGCCGGCTGGCTCGGGCTACGCGCCGCGGCGCACCGAATACGAAACGCGCCCGGAGCAGGGCGGCCGCCAGGTGCGTCCTGGCCAAGCCGGCGGCGTCCGGCCGCCAGCAATTGAGAAAGCATATCGATGAGCAAAGAACAAGTATCCGCGCCGGTCGCGCTTGCCTTGACGATGGCCGAGGCCAAACAGGCACTACGCGTCGACGACGACGACACCTCGCTTGACCTCACGATCGGCATCTGGATCAAGGGCATCACCGTCGAGGCGGAGACGCAGACCCATCGGGCATTCGTTAATCGCGGCATGCGCGTCACGCTCGACGCATTCCCGGATGCGATCAAGCTGAGCGCCCCAACGTTCAGCGTCGAGGCGGTCCGCTTCCTCGACACCGCTGGCGCGGAGCAGACCCTGGACCCAGCTGACTATTACGTCGACAAGGTGACGAAGCCGGGCTACATCGTGCCCGCGCGCGGCAAGGCCTGGCCAGCGACGGAGGCGCATGTGAACGCGGTCACCGTCGATTACACGGCGGGCTACGGCCCGACTGCCGCGACTGTCCCGGATGAGGTTCGAACCTACATCCTGGCAAAGTTGCAGGTGCAGTTCGAGACCTCTGTCGGTGGCGGCTCTCCAGTCGGCAAACCCTTCAACGTCGAGTATCTGGATCGGCTGCTCGATAGCCTGTGGGTGCCCGCGCTATGACGATCGCGTTCCGACTGAACAAGCGCGTGGCGCTGCAGGAGAAGGTGAAGGGCAAGACGCCCAGCGGCGCGCCGACCGAGGTGTGGGAGACCTTCATCAAGACGGGCGACGGCAAGATCTGGGCAGGGAAGCGCGAGCTGACCGGCCGGCAGTATCTCGCCGCCGGCGGCACGCAGAACTCTGTCCAGGTCGAGTGGGAGATCCGGCGCCGCTCCGGCGTGATCCCGTCCATGCGCATCGTGCACGGCGCCGACCTCTACGACATCGAGGCGGTGCTCGAGCAGCAGGATGGCTCGCTGAAATTGATGTGTTCGAAAGGAACCAATAATCGTGGCTGATACCAAAAATCTGACCGGCTTCGCAGAGATGGCAAAGAAGCTGCGCGACCTGGGCCCGCGCGTCGGGCGCAAGCACCTGCGCGCCGCGACGTCCAAGGGTGCCGCCGTCATCAGGAAGAAGGCGCGCGAGCTGGCACCGGTCGACACCGGCGAGATGCGCAAGGACATCCAGCAGAAGCGCGAGAGAACCTCGGGCGACCACGTCGCCAGCTACTCGGTGTACACCCGCAGCGGCAAACGATCGCGCCTGTCTGGCAAGGCGCGCAACGTGGACAAGGACTCGTTCTACTGGAAGTTCCAGGAATTCGGCACGGCCAAGCAGGCGGCGCAGCCGTTCATGCGGCCCGCGTTCGAAAGCGAAAAGGAGAATGCTGTCGACGTGCTCGGCGCCGAGCTGGATAAGCGCATCCAGAAGGAAGCCGCCGACATGGCCAGGGGAAGCTGATGGACATCCTTGCTGAGTTCCTCGCCCTCGTCGATCCCATCATGGACGGCAGGGCGTACCGCAGCGTGGTGCCGGACGACACGCCGGCGCCGTACGCCAGGTTCCTCCGCGTCGCCGCAGTCGAAGGCGTCACGCTCGACGACAACGGCGGCGAGGACAACGAGACCGCCACCCGGATCCAGCTCGACATCTTCGGCAGCTCGCCCGATGTCGACGCGAAGACGGCAGCAGTGAAGGCGGCGCTCAAGGCCTGGGCCGTCGACAACATCATCACGCTCGAGCTCGACAGCTTCGAGCCGGAAGTGAAGCTGCATCGGACGATGCTCGACATCGCTACCATCCACCAGTAACCCGTTTCACCCATCCAAGCCCGCCCGCGACAGCGGGTTTTTTTACGTCCAAGAGGATCAAACTATGTCCGGAATCTCCGCACAAAAAAGCAAGCTCGAAATCGCCACTGGCACGGGCGGCGCCAAGACGATCACCGCCATGGCGATCGGTTTCCCGACCATCAT